GTCGCGAAAACAGCAGTGCGTCTCGTCTGACGCTCAGGAGTTCACAGTGAAGACCCCCATCCACATCACCACGCTCGAAGAGGACTTCCGCAAGATCGGCCTCATCCGTGAGTCGAAGGAAGCCCCCACCGCCCCCGCCGCCACCTCCGAGGACACGGGCGCGGACGCCGACGAGCAGCTCGACGAGGCTGGCCGCATCAAGTACGCCCTCCGTGGCGGCAAGAAGGTCAAGCAGCAGAAGACCTCGATGGCCGACCGCATGGCCGCGAAGAAGTTCCGCCGCTCGGCGGCTGGCAAGAAGGCCGCGCGCCTGCAGGCCAAGAAGCTCAAGACCTCCAAGGGTCGCCGTCGCGCCGCCAAGGTCGCCGCCAAGGCCATCGCCAAGGGCACCCGGCAGGAAGCGGTCAGCGCCGAGGAGACCATGAAGGGCTTCGCCGAAGCCGCCATCATCGCCGACAAGCTGTCGACCATCTTCACCGAGTGGGTGAAGGCCGACATCTACGAGGCTGCCGACGAGCGCATGTTCGCCGGTCTGGCCGGTCAGCTGGGCGAGATCGCCGAGTCCTTCGCCGACATCGCCACCGCCATGTCCGAGGGCCAGCTGCAGGAGTCCGCCGAGGACATCGACGCCGCCTTCACCGAGGGTCTGGAGACCATCCTCGACGCCGTCGACCTCTACGAGGCCAACGATGAGGACGAGGACGAGGACGAGGACGAGGCCCAGCCGGGAAACGGCTGACCGCGTCGCCACAGGAGGAGGCGTGGCGCAAAAGACGCACCGCCTACTCCAGTGGACGGCGTGAGGTGATCGGCGCTGAGAAACGAGACCTGAACCCCTTTCGACATCCCAAGCGGAAAGCGAAGAAGAAGGACTCGGGCCAGCTGGCCCACACCCCCTTCCGAAGCAAGTTCCGATGGCGGCGGTACTGACATGAGCAAGCCCCTCCTCAGTGATTTCTCGTTCGTCCGTCTCTCGCTCTCCGAGAGCGCGGGCGATCGCGTCAAGGTGCGTGGCGAGTTCGCCAAGTGCGGTGTCGCGACCGAGAACAAGCGGATCTACCCGAAGCCCGTCTGGGAGAAGGAGATCAAGCGGCTGGGGAAGGCCCTCAAGGAGCGCCGGGTGTTCGGGGAGATCGATCACCCCTCGGACGGCCAGACCAAGCTGTCGCGCGTCTCGCACATCGTCACCGACCTCTCCATCAAGGACGGGTTGGTCATCGGTGAGGCCGAGATCATGCCGACGGAGGCCGGAAGGAACCTGCTGGCCATCCTCAAGGCCAACGTGCCTGTCGGGGTGTCCAGCAGGGGTTTCGGGTCCGTGAAGACCAACGAGAGCGGCAACGACGTCGTGCAGGAGGACTACAAGCTGGTCACCTTCGACTTCGTCGCCGATCCCGCCGACATCGACGCCTACCCGCAGGTTGCGGAGAGCCGCAGCCTGTTTGAGGGCGTCGAGTTCGAGCACGATGACGAGCAGGAGAAGGCGATCGAGTTCGCCCGTCGCATCGAGGCCGAGAAGAAGGTCCGCAAGAGCGCACAGACCCTCTCCCCCGAGCAGGAGAAGGCGGCTGAGTTTGCTCGCCGCGTCGAGTCGGAGATGGCTGGCAACGGCGCCTCCAAGGACGTCCGCGAGGAGCTGGCCGACCAGATCCTCGGCAGCATCTCGACCCTCCGTGCCGAGGTTCGCGACGAGATCCGCGCCGAGCTGATGAACGACCCGGAGATCGGCAAGGCCAAGGCCATCCTCGACTCCGTGCGGGACGCCCTCCGTCCCTACCTCCTCCCCGAAGACGCCGCCACGGTCCTGAAGGCCAAGGACGCCGAGATCCGCGAGCTGCAGAAGCAGCTGGCCGAGCGCGACCTGAAGCTGAAGGATCTGGAGATCGAGAACGCCTCGCTCGCCAACATGGCGAAGGAGGTCGGCTACCGCTTCTACTTGGAGCGCATGGTCTCCAACGACCCGGACGCGGAGTCGATCCGCACGCTGGTCGGCGACCTCACCAAGTTCGAGTCCTCGGAGGCGCTCAAGAAGCGCGTCGAGGAGGTCAAGGTCGAGCTGGACCGCAAGGCGGCTGAGAAGAAGGCCGTCGCGGAGCAGAAGAACCGCGAGATCAGCGAGGCGAAGGCTGCCGAGCGCAAGCAGCGCGAGACCGTCGACGCCAAGCTGGCCCAGCTGGAGAAGCTGATGGACGCCGAGCGCGCCAAGCGCGAGGAGCTGGAGGATGCCCTCATCGAGGCCCGCGCCGAGAACAAGGCGCTGGCCACCCGCGTGTACGCGGAGGAGCGCCTCTCCAACCACCCCAAGGCGTCGAAGCTCCGCAACCTCGTCGAAGCCACCCGTCCGGCCAGCCGCAAGGAGGTCGACGACATCGTCGACAGCGAGCGCGAGCCGGTGCGCGACCGCGACGATCTGCAGGAGGTCCGCGCCCGCATCCGCACGAACATGCGTGGCGGGATGGAGCGGACTCCGGTGGAGCTGGAGGAGAGCGCCCCCAAGGGTCGCAAGTCCGCCACGGAAAACTATCAGGGGCTGGGGATGAATCTGGGCGACCTGCGTCGTCTCAGTGGCATTTCCGACTGAACTCAGGCAACATTCACGAATGTCGAGCGGCGGTTCAGTCGCTCAGAGGAGAGTGTGATGGAAGCTCGCAACATGGTTCTCGAAGATTCTCGCCGCACCATCGCCGACAAGACCTACGTCGGCGCCCTCGTCCGCAAGTGGAAGGACTTGCTGGAGGGCATGCCCGATCGCACCGAGCGTGACCGCTACGTCCTCGGCGTGACCGCCGTGCTGATGGAGAACGAGTCCCAGCACCTCCAGAGCCTCGAAGAGGAGACCCGTCTGGTGAACGTCGGCTCGTTCACCAAGTTCATCTTCCCCGTGCTCCGGCGCGTCTTCCCGAACCTCATCGCGCACGACCTCGTGTCCGTGCAGCCGATGACGGCCTCCGTCGGGGCGGTCTTCTTCCTCGACTACATCTACGACACGAACAAGGCCCCGACGCAGCGCGGCGCCGTGTTCCCCCGCGACTTCGACCGCAACTACACCTCCGAGCGCATCGAGGGCGAGATCCTCGGCACCGGCAACGGCGCGGACTTCGGCGGCGCGGGCGCGGCCCTCTCCTCGACCCTGTCGTTCAACCCGGTCCGTCCGCTCAACGCGCAGGCGGGCTTCGCGGTCATCGTCCGCGAGCTGAACGCCGCGACGGGCGCGACCGTCCAGCAGGCCGTCGATGACGGCGCTGGCGGCTTCACGGGCGCGGTGGCCTCGGGCACCATCAACTACGCGAACGGCGCCATCAGCGGCTTCAAGTTCACCGCCGCCCCGGCGAACGGCAACCCGATCAAGGCGTTCTACGCCTACGACGGCGAGCTGAACACGAAGATCCCGTCGATGAAGCTCGACGTGAAGAAGAGCCCGGTCGAGGCCCAGCCCCGCCGCCTCAAGGCTCTGTGGTCGAGCGAGGCTGCCGAAGACCTCCGCGCCTTCCACGGCATCGACGCCGAGACCGAGATCGTGTCGGCGGTGGCGCAGGAGATGGCGCTGGAGATCGACCGCGAGATCATCGACGACCTGTTCCAGAACTCGACGTCGACGACCGGCTCCTTCGATCGCGTGCCCCCGGCTGGCATCAGCGAGCTGGACCACCTGCGTTCGATGCTCACGGTCATCTCGACCGTGTCGAACCAGATCCACAAGAAGACCCTGCGCGCCCCGGCGAACTTCATCGTCACGTCCCCCGACGTGTCGGCGCTGCTCGCCCAGCTCACCACGCACGGCGACTTCCGCGCGGCCTACGTCTCGGGCGCCGAGAGCCCGTACGGCCCCGCCGACATGCCGCGTCCGCTCACCTCGCAGGGCCAGTTCGGCATCTACAAGGTCGGCACGCTGCAGAACAAGTGGATGGTCTACGAAGACCCCTTCTTCCAGCGCGACCAGATGCTGATCGGCCTCAAGGGCGGCAGCTTCCTCGACGCCGGGTACGTCTGGGCGCCGTACATCCCGCTGCAGGTCACCCAGACCTTCCTCGATCCGAACGACTTCTCGCTCCGCAAGGCGATGCGGACCCGCTACGCGAAGAAGCTCCTCCGGCCCGAGTACTACGGCCAGATGCGCGTCACGAACCTCTGAGCGTTCGTCGCGTCCGGAGAGCCCCGTCGAGGAAACTCGGCGGGGTTTCTCTTTTGGGCGCGGTCAACTGAAGTGGCTTCCGCCGTGTTACGACCCAAGCTATGACGGCAAACTAGGTCGATCCGGCCCGGATGCTTGGAGCGGTACATGAATGGACGTCTCGATTCCGTGCTCGCCGAACTCGCGCTCTTGGGCGCCGTGGATGTGAAGCCCGGGCTCCCTCCGGAACCGCCACCCACCTCCCCCGAGGAAGCGCTGCGTCAAGACACGGACGTCGAGACCCCGTCGGAGGTGGACGAGACCATCGCCTTGCTCACGGCGGGCTTCAAGCCGGACGATCCCGAGCCCGAGCCCGAGGAGGAAGAAGAGCCTGAGACCGAACCGGAGCCCACGATCGAGACGGCTCCTCCCGTCCGTCCTCGTCCACAGCGGGCGGACCCGACCTCCAAGGAGGCCCGAGTGCATCGGCGTCTGCAGGAGGCTCTCGCCCGGATCGAAATTCTCGAAGCCGCGTTGGGCGACCTGCGCGACTCTTTCCAGAACATCGCCAACGAGATCAAGGAGGGCTGATGCCCCGCCGCTTCCGCAAGAACCCCCACGTCGACATTGTCATCATCCCCGGCCACGGTCGCGTCTACGACATCGACATCCTCGAAGGCGACCACTACGGCGACTACGCGCCCCACCTGCTGTCCGAGGTCGGTGTGCCCGCCCCAGCACCCGTTCGCACGCCTGTTCGCGCGGCGGCTGCCAACCCGGTGCTGCACGACGCGCTCGCCATCGCGGCCCGCGAGACGGTTCCTGTCGAGGAACCCCCGCGCTCCCCGCAGGTGATCACACCCGAGATGGCCATCTTCGCCAACGCGCTGCTCTCGGAGAGCCAGCCCGAAACCAATTCGGCAAACTCTGCCCCGGTCGCTACGATGGTGGAGGGACAGGCGCCCGCGACGCCCGAGAAGCGCAAGCGTGGGCGTCCGCGCAAGGTGCCGCTCCCGACCTGACTGAGGAGGCAACATGGCCGACTGCGATGACGACGGTGGGAACCTCAACATCAGCGGTTGTGGCGTGTCGCCGTCGGACAAGTCCGACGCGGACGACCTCGGCCTCTGGATTCTGCGTCGCTTGGGTGCTCCGCTGCTCAAGATCGAGCTGACCGAAGAGCACATCATGGACGCGGTCGCTCAAGGGCTCCGCTGGTTCGCCGCGAAGAAGGGCTTCATCAAGGTCTACAACCTCCAGCTCCAGCCGGGGGTGTCCGAGTACTGCCTCCCCAGCGACATCGACGTCGTCACCGAGGTCATCTTCCCGTTCTCGAACTACGACATGAGCCCGAACGCTTCGCCGTGGGCGTGGGCGTGGCCGAACGAGAACATGATGGTGCCCTACGGCTACGGCTACGGGAACGCCGGGGGTGGCGCCGTCGGCGGGGAGACGGGCGGCTACCTCTCCAGCGTCCAGCAGGTGCTCCAGTACACCGAGACGGCGCGGCGCATCGTCGGCGCTGATCCCGAGTGGCGGCAGGAGCACAACAAGCTCTTCATCCTGCCCACCCGGCTCGCTCCGACGACGCCGAAGGCGTTGGTCTACTACACGTCGAACACCTTCAACCTCACGGACCTCAAGCAGCGGGACTTCGACCTTGTGCGGCGGTACGCGCTCGCGATGGCGAAGCGCGACCTCGGGCGCATCCGATCGAAGTACGACCAGTACCCGACGGCCCAAGGGTCGACCGGGCTGGACGGCGCCACGCTGCTCGGGGAGGCGGACAACGAGGTCGCCATCCTCGACGAGGAGATCGGTCAGAGCGCGATGCCCATCGGCTTCATGGTCGGGTGAGGGTCCGTATGGTCCCGAGAGGTGAGACATGAGCAAGTGCAAGCCGCTCTCCGCGTACCTCTGCCCGTGCCCCAGCAAGCCGGTGACGGTTGCCAGCGCGTGCGGAGGCTTCTCCCTCGGCGCCTCGGAGCAGGCGCTCTTCGACTGCATCACCAGCGAGCACGTCAACATCACGGGGACCACGATCACCTACTGGCCGCAGGACCAGTCCCGCTCGATCGTCGATCCCGTCTACAACGAGCCGGTCAAGCGGGCGTGGGCCGGTCCGTACACCCTCAAGGGCATGTTCGCGTACCCGAACAAGAGCACCGGGGTGGCGCAGGAAGGTCTGTCGTCGCAGGTCGACACGACCCTCTGGATTCCGCGCGTCGAGGTGGAGCGCGTCGGCATGAAGGCCCCCAGCGAGTCGGACGTTCTGCAGGTGTGGAACACCCCCTACTGGAACATCGAATTCGCCGTGGACGGGTACAACGTCCCGGGCGCGGGGCTCTTCTTCGCCGTGACGGACGTCCGCGAGGATGGTGTTCTGTTCGACAACCCGGTATTCGTGGGCTTTGAACTCACGCTGCGGCGCAACACGCAGCAGACCCCGGAGCGCAAGCTCGTCACCTCCATCTGATCAAGGAACCGCCATGCAGATCACCTCGAAGATGCTCGCTCTCCTCGGCGAAGAGGAAGTCCCGAAGGAGCGCATCGCCGCTCTCCTGCCCCAGCTGGTGCTGGCGATGGACGCGATCGGCCTCGATCCGAAGGACGAGATGCACCAAGAGGTGTTCATCGGCATCCTCAAGCAGCTCTCGACGAACAAGAGCGCGCTCCTGAAGGCCATGAAGACCTTCTCCGGGGCGAAGGCCACCAAGGCGGTGAAGGCCGCGAAGGCGTCCCTCTGAACCACGTCAAGGTCGCCTTGGCGGTGCAGAGCGGTCTGTCGACCGTCTGCGCCACCTGCTCCCGGTACTGGGAGGGTCGCGAACGCAACCTTCCCGGTGACCGTTGCACCGCGCGTACTCCGTGCGGGTCGCCCCTCGCCGGGGACGACTTCCACGAATACAGCGGGCCGATCTCCTCGTTCGACAACTGGTGCTTCATCTGCGGCGACGAGCCTGCTTGCGCCATCGCCAAACCCGGGTCCAAGCGGCGGTTCGGCGTCTGTGCGCGGCACAAGCAGATGCTCCCCAACCTGCGCCCCGTCGACGTGACGGTCGCTCCGGACGCGGCTCCGTTGGTGAACATCGGTGGCGAGGTGCGGAACCTCCAGAACCTGCTGCCGAAGCGGAAGCCGACCGTCTGGGAGCGCATCGCCGAGACCGAGGCCGAGTTTGCCAAGATTGACGCGGCGCGCGGTACGGGCGAGGAGTCGTGAAGGCAGGGCTGAAATTCGAGTTCAAGGCAGACTTCGCGTTTCGGCAGACGATGGCGATGGTCATGAGCGGCGTGCTGCAGGAGCGTGCGGAGGCCATCCAGCGGCTCGTCACGCACACCGCCGCGACCGTCATGCTCGAAGAGGTGCAGTCCAAGATCCCGAAGGGGGCGGACTACGAGACCTATCGCAGCTCGCTTCGACTCGTTCAGTCCGGGGTCATCAACCCGGTCTTCGCGGTGGCTGCGGAGGCGAAGCGGGGTCAGGACGTCAAGCCCGACCGGGACGTCATCTACTTCAAGCCGACCAACCCTCGTCGAGGAGTGTCCCCCGGGGTGCAGATCCTCATGCGCTACCAGCCGTGGGCGGTCGACGCGGTTCCCTACGATCCCCCGGCGAACGAGGCGAAGCGGTACTTCCGCCGCGTCTCGAAATTCGAGGTGGAGGGCACCCGACGTAGGAACGCCGAGAAGCGCAAGGAGTGGGAGGCAGCCTTCACCAAGGCCGGGGTGAAGTTCTCCCCCCTCAAACCCGACCCGAAGATCAAGGCGTCTCCGGACCTCTCGTACACCGCGTTGCGTTTGGAGTACGGCTTGGGCGGCTCTCGCTCCGTCGCGCACTGGCGTCCGGCCATCGTTGCCACGCGGCAGCGAGTCGCAGCCTTGTTCACCTCCGAGGTGGTTGGTCGGGCGATGCTCGACTGGACCTTCGACGGGTGGAAGACATGGCGGAATTTGTCCGCTACCCCCGTACCAGCTACAACCGTAGAGACTTTCACCGCGTTCCAAGACAAGATCCGCTGACTGCGGTAGAAGAGCAGCACTTCAGGAGGACTCCTCATGCACGGCATCGCCCAGAAGCTCGAAAGCATCCGCAAGCGTCTCACCGAGAACGACGAGGCGTGGGGTCCGGGCTCCGACCCCAGCGCGGTGACGCAGCACGCGAAGGGCTCGGCGGGCGAGGGCGGGGCCGAGAACGTCTCCGACGTCAACGACGTCTTCCTGAACTACATGCTCTCGATCGCCATGAACGTGGCGAGCACCTTCGACGTCCCCGAGGACGACGCCATCGACTACGTCTTCGACAGCGCCGACGCCGTCGCCGAGGAGGGCTCGCTGCCCTTCATCCCCGAGGAGGATGACCTCGCCGGGACCGCCGAGTGGATCGGCAAGGCCACGTCCATCGTCTTCGAGGACATGGTCATGGCGATGGCCGAAGAAGAGTTCGGCGAAGGCTGATCCACGATGACTTCCCCCTCCGTTCAGCTTGAACAGGTGTTGGGGGAGCGTCCGAATGGGGATGTCGATCTGCGGTCGTTCGACCAAGGCATGATCGAGTCCCTCGGGGCGCGGATCGTCGGGGAGCGGTACTACATCAACATCGATGGAGTGGAGCCCCCTCCGGGCGACCCCGGAATCCCGGTCCACTTCATGTACCCGGAAGACTTCTACGCGAACTTCCGTTTCCCCTCGTTCGTCATCACGCGCGACGACATCTCGATCGCCGCGCAGCGCCTCCACCCCTTCACGCAGAAGTACCGGGCGGCTCCCAGCTCGGCAAACTACGTCCCGGTGCAGACGGCGGCAGGTCCGAGGACCATTCCGGACCGTATGGGCCTTCAGGAAGCCGGGACTCCGTACGACCTGACCTACACCATCAACATCTGGAATTCGCTCCGGGGCGGTCCGGGCCGTCGCTCGGCGAACCAGATGCTGAACCATGTGCTCCGCATCTGGCCGGTCTACGGGCAGGTCTACGTCCGCGACTCGCTCGGTGTGCAGCGCTCCTACGAAGCCTTCAACGAGGGCATCGTCAACCTCGACGACGTCGCAGGCATCTTGGAGCGGGTCATCCAATTTGCGGTGACCATCCGAGTCGAAGCAGAATACGATCTCGCGCTCCCGACCGTCTCGCCGACCGTCACCCAGCCCCCAACCATCTCCCTCAACCGGAAGCAGCCATGAGCAAGTTCTTCAACACCTCTCGCGGCCCGGTCACAGCCACCATCGGCAAGCAGGTCGTGTGCTTCCCCGGGAAGCAGTGGACGACGCTCGCGGACGACATCGAGATGTCCGCGTCGCTGAAGAGCCTCCTCGCCCAAGGGACGCTGATCCCCGAGGTCGCCAGCAAGCCGCTGGTGGCGGCGAAGTCCTCCAAGGACAAGGTCGCGCCCAAGCCCCCCGCGAAGCCCGAGGCGAAGCCCGCTCCCAAGCCCGCCCCCAAGCCGGAAGTCCGGATGGAGGTCAAGGCGGCGGACGACGTCAAGCCTGCGCCCAAGCCCAAGGACGCCGACGCGCTGCTCACTTCCGACAAGAAGTGAACGACCCTTTCGTTTCCCCGTTCGTCACCGATCCTGTAGGAGATACGCATGGCTGACACTCTCTCCCCCGGCGTCTTCGTCGAAGAAGTCCCGACAGCGGCGCAGATCATCCCCGGCGTCACGACGTCCAATCTGGGCATCGCGGGCTACGCCGCGCGTGGTCCGGCCAACGAGGCCGTGCTGGTGCAGAGCTTCGAGCAGTACACGCGGACCTTCGGCGATCTGGTGAGCCAGAGCTTCATGCCGCTCTCCCTCGCGGCCTTCTTCGCCAACGGCGGTCGCCGCGCCTACGTCGTGCGCGTCCCCCCGGCTGACGCCGTCGCCGCCAGCGCGAAGATCCAGTCCATCCTCACCAACGAGGCCATCGGCACGGGCGACGGCGCGCAGACCGCGTTCACCGGGAACTTCCCCACGGCGGGTGGGGCCGGTCCCCTCGTTCCGGGCTCCATCACGGTGAAGTGGCGTTCTGCCGGAACCCCGGTGGTCGGTCAGGCCGTCCGCAACCGTGCGAACAGCGCCGACGTCGTCCTCGCCACCGCGACCGCCTCCTACGAGGGCCGCATCAACCCCGCCAGTTTGCCTGCGCTGGTGACCGACCTCGACGCGGTCGTGCGCGGCACGGTGACGGTGAACTACACCACGCTCGCGCAGGGCGCGGTCGCCATCGTCGTTCCGGCTGGCACCTCGTCCATCGTGCAGGCGTCGGTGGGCGACGGCATCGACGGCGCGCTCGTCACGGTCGACCACAAGACCGGCACGATCTCGCTCCGCACCTTCGGCACCTACATCCCGGTGCTGGCCGACAACGGCAACGCGGTCACCGTGGACTTCACCCCGGCCTCGGCGACGCAGCTGGCGGAAGACGGCTACGGCTCGATCACGCTGGTCGCGGGCGCCTCGCTGGTCGACGGCGACGCCTTCGTCATCGACGACGGCGTCAACCCGCCCCTCACCTTCGAGTACGACTCGAACGGTGCGTCGGTCGGCATCCCGATCCCGTTCACGCTCGCGGACTCGGTCGCCACCATTCAGGCGGCGACCCTCGCCGCCATCAACAACGCGTCCCCGCTCCTGCTCAAGGGCGTGGCGGTGACCGGGTCGACGAGCCAGATCAAGCTCGTCCCGAACTCCTCGGTCGCCCCCACGGTCCAGCTCAGTGAGACGGTCGCGGCGGGCGGCTTCGCCGTGGCGCCAACCTCGGCCTCCACCACGGGTCTGTGGGTGGGCTCGGTCGCGTCTCCCGGGGCCGTGGACTACTCCAGCGGCGCCTTCGCCCTCGACCTCACCGGGTTCGTCCCGGCGAACAAGGTCGACCTGCTCTCGACCTTCACCAGCAACGCGTGGTCGCTCTCGCCGATCTCCGTGGGCGCGTGGGGCAACAACCTGCAGGTCCGCGTCTCCGGCTCCCCGAACTTCTTCGACGGGGCCACGGCGACCTACACCCGGTTCGACATGCTCGTCCTCCTGCGGAACGACGCCGAGTCGGACTTCGTGGTGGTCGAGCAGTACGAGGAGATGGTCTTCGACGACGCCTCCTCGCCGGTCTACTTCGCCGACGTCGTGAACGAGCTGTCGGACTACATCCGCGTCTCGGAGCCCGCTGGCGACATCCCGCCCTTCCAGCTCAACGCGGTCCCGCGCTCGCAGGTGCTCGGCGGCGGTGACGGCTCGGCCATCGGTCGGGTCTTCTCCACCTCCCTGCTGAACGCCCCGGTCCAGCCCCGCACCGTGTCGATCTCCTACACGGACACGACGGGGACGGCGCGCGTCATCACCGACGACGGTGAGGGCAACCTGACCGGCTCGGTGCTGGCCACGGCGGTGAACACCATCAACTACACCACGGGTGCGGTCGAGTTTACCACGCAGAACAACATCCGGGGCGCCTCGGTCGTCGTGGCCTCGTTCTCCAGCGCGGTCGCGGAGACGACCCACGTCGAGACCTTCGGCGACACGGCGAAGAACTACCTCCCGGGCTCGGAAGGCACCTTCGACTCGACGAATTGGGGCCGCTCTCAGTTCACCGACGTGACGGCGCTGGCTGCCGACTACAAGGGCATCTTCGCCTTCAACAAGGTCGAGGAGCTGCTGCAGATCGCGGTGCCGGACTTCGCGGGCAACCTCATCGTGACCGGCGACCTGCTGGACTACGCCTTCTCGCGTACCCAGCAGCCGTCCGGTGGCGACCGCTTCATCATCCTCACCACCCCCAAGGGCCTCACCGCCCAGCGGGCCGTCGACTGGTTCCGCTTCTCGCTGAACCGCTCGTCGGACTACGCGGCGATCTACTGGCCGTGGGTCCGGGTCACCGATCCGCTCCAGAACAACCGTCCGGCCCTGATGCCGCCCCTCGGCCACGTCGCGGGCGTCTACGCGCGGACCGACAACAACAAGAACGTGGGCAAGTCCCCCGGTGGCACCGTGGACGGCGCCCTCACCTACCTCGTGGGGCTGGAGACGACCACCACGCAGGAGGACCGGGACATCGTCTACCCGAACAAGATCAACCCGCTCATCTCCTCGGTCCAGACCGGGCTGGCGGTCTGGGGCGTGCGGACGATCTCGAACACCCCCGACTGGCGCTACATCAACGCCCGTCGCCTGTTCATGTTCTTGGAGAAGTCGGTCTTCAACGCGACGTGGTGGATCGTCTTCGAGAACAACGGTCCGGGCCTCTGGGCGCGCATCAAGGCGCAGCTGGACTCGTTCCTCGGGAACCTCTACGCCCAAGGCTACTTCGCGGGCGTCAACCCGCAGCAGGCGTACTTCGTCGTCTGCGACTCCAGCAACAACACCCCGGAGACGGTCGAGGCGGGTCAGGTCATCATCGACATCGGGGCCGCGCCGAACAAGCCCGCCGAATTCGTTCGGATGCGCTTCCAGCAGAAGTCCCTCAACTCCTGACCTGACGGTGAACGGGGCAAACTGTCCCGTTCGCCGTTCTCCTCAAACCCCTGTACGCTGCTTCTGAAGGAGATTCCCAATGGCCACACTCACGATCGCGAACGTCTCTTCGTCCGAGTTCTTCCTCAACGACATCTACGTCGCCATCGCTGCGGGGGAGAACATCGTGGTCAGCCGCTCGCCCGCCGAGATCTCCTCGATGGCTGGCCTGCAGGCTGCCGTGGCGGACGGCATCCTCACCGCCACCGTCGCCTACACCCCCGACGAGATCGCCGCTGGCCTCTCCTCGCCGATCGCCCCGGCCTCGGTCGACGCGGACGCCGTCGCCCCCGTGGCCGCGACCGACGTCGACTCCGCTCCGGTGATCTTCCGCAAGGCGTTCACCTCGGGCGGCTCCTCGGGCACCCTCGACGACGTGGTCATCTTCGCGGTGAACACCCTCCCCTACAAGGTCCGCATCCTCGACGCCCACGCGCTCATCAGCGTCGCGGGTCCGGGCGCGTCGGTCCTCGCGGTCCGCTCGGCGGCGGGTGGCCTCGGCACCCTCGCGGCGACCCTCCCCGCCGACGTGCTGGGTGTGTCGCGCATGGACGGCCCGAACGCCTCGGTGGTCCTCACCCCCGGCGCCTCGGTCGGCCTCTTCGTGCGGCGTGACCGCTCGACCGTCGGCGAGATCGTCATCACCGCCCGTCGCGAAGCCTGATAGGGTTCGGTCCGAGAACCCTCGCCCAAGGAGACAGGCATGGCCCGTCCAGCATCCACCGACTTTCTGCACTCGATGCGGTTCCACGTCACCACGGCGGGGGACATCCCCGAGACGCTGCGGCCCGACGTGTTCCCGACGGGTGTGCCTGCGGGCTTCATGTCCTGCACCACGCCGGAAGCCACGACGGAAGCCGTGGAGTACCGGGAGGGGCACTTCAACTACCCGCAGAAGTACCCCGGGAACACCACGGTCTCGGACGTCACGCTCCAGAAGGGGGTCGCTCAGTCGAACTCCAACTTCTGGAACTGGCTGCGCGTGGTCATCGAAGGCAGCGGCGAGTACCGCACGACCCTCATCATCAAGCACTTCAACCGCTCGGTGCTGACGCGTCCGGTCCCGCTCACCAACTCGTCGACGGGGAGCGGCATGCCCTACAGCGCCGCCACCTCGTCCGACGCGCAGCCGTCGCGGACGTACAACCTCTACGAGGCGTTCCCGATCCGGCACAAGGTCGCTGGCGACCTCGACGCCTCGTCCTCGGACATCTCCGTGATGGAGCTGGACGTGGCCTACGAGTACTTCGACGTCGTCGACACGGCCATCGCTGTTCCGAAGCTCTGATCCGAGGCTTCAACCCGAGACGCTGGAGTTTGAGGTAGCCTCACTCCAGCGTTTCCTTTTGCAGTCAGGACCATATGGCCCGCTCATCGCTTCTCGACCCGCTCCGGAGCAGCAACTTCTGGCTGTACGACGTCGCGCCCATCGACATCACGCCAGCCCTGCCGCTCTTCACGCCGCTCTCGGGGTTCGCGTCCATCACCGCCCCCGAGATCACGATCGAGACCCAGCAGATCAACGAGGGCAACTGGCCCTTCACCAAGTCGGTCGTGAAGAGCGCCAGCGTCGGCGCCATCACCCTCTCGCGTGGGGTCGCGTGGTTCAACTCCGACTTCTGGCGATGGACGATGGCTGCGGTCCAAGGGAACACCGGCACCACCGGGATCAACCTCGCGGGAGTCTCGTACCGCCGAACCCTGCTTCTGGTTCACTTCTTCCGGAACACTCCGGCCCCCGGTCCCTTTGAGCAGATCGCGATGGCTGCGGGCCTCACCGGGGCGCTCTCCACCGTCACGGGGTTCGCCGTGGCTGCGGATGCGGGCGCGGGTCTGGGTGTCGCGGCGGGCGCTGCCTCCGGAGCGCAGCTTGGGGCGCTACAGGCGGCGGGCAGCCTGTTCTCCCCGCAGACGGTCGGCATCAAGATCCCCGCCCGGGCCTTCCTCCTCAAGAACTGCATCCCCACCCGCTACAAGTCCGGCACCGACTACGACGCCTCCTCGGGACAGGTGTCGATCCAAGAACTCGACATCCAACCGGAGATGGTGGAAGAAATCTCCCTCGCCGGGTAGGATCGAGGCATGAAGAACAACGGCTGGCAGACCCTCGACGTCGAAGCTCTCCAACGGAAGCGCGCCCAGCAGGAGGCCACCACCTCGGCGAACGTCGGCGCCTACCCGGTCCCCCTCGGCCAGCCGCAGCGCAACCCCTTCCCGTCGCCCATCGTCTCGACCGGCGTCCAGAACGGCCACCCCCGGAATGTCCGCGCCGACGACCCGGAGTACCAGCGGGCGCTCCGGATGATGGGCTGGATCGACTGACCTTCCCCCAAACGACCCGCCCCGAGCGGGTCTTTTGATGCTTTGCCGTACATCAAGGGTGAGGTACGGTCCGCAGATGGGAACAACGGACACGGGCCATATGGTCCCGACAGGTGCTGGCATGACTCCTCCGGACAACGACGTCATCGACCGCCGCGCATGGTCTCAGGCGGTCTTCGACGCCGCCCACGGGCGCTGCGCGAACTGCGGAAGCGAGCACAAGGTGAGCCCCCGGCTCATCGTCCCCGAGGAGGCGGGCGGCAAACTGCTCCTCTCGAACTCGGTGCTCCTCTGTCGGGCGTGCGAGCTGGCCTCCAGCGCGTCCTCGAAGCGGGTCGGCGAGAGCGGCACCCGGCTGGTCAACATCTGGGTCAGCGACCGCCTCTACAAGCGGCTGCAGGAGCGCCGCGACAAGGGCCACACGGCCTCGATGGGCGCCTTGGTCCGCTACCTGATGGCGAAGTACGTCGCCGAGCAGAGCCGGTTCGACGACCTCGCGGCCTACCAAGACAACGGGTCCGACGTTCGGTTGAACATCTGGGCGGACTCGGACCTCTACGCAACCTTCAAGCAGTTGGTGGACGGACAGGGCATGACCGTCACGTCGGCGCTCAAGGCCCTGTTCTGCATGTACGAAGCGGAGGCGTCGCCGTTGGTGGACGCCGCCCGGAGGACTGAATGAGCGACAAGAAGGTCTCCTTTTCCGAGACGGTCAACCAGAACCAGATCGAAACCCCCAAGTCGACCCACGCGGTGTTCGAGCTGCCGTGCGGCTTCATCGACAACAACGGCGTGCTGCACACCGAGGTCCACCTGCGGGAGATGACGGGTCGGGAGGAAGACCTCCTCGCCTCCCCGAAGATCCCGGTGCAGAAGAAGCTGGGGGCGCTCATCGCAAACTGCTTGGTCAGCATCGGCACGATCACCGACCGGGCGCAGTTCCCCAGCATCGTCTCCAGCCTTCCCGTCGGCGATCGGGTGTTCCTGCTCGTCGCCCTCCGGCGCACCTCCCTCGGCGATGCCTTCCCCGTCGAGGAGGTCTGCCCCGCGTGCGAGGTGAAGGGGAGCTACATCCTCGACCTCTCCACGCTGGAGACGAAGAAGCTCGATGACCCCCTCAAGCGGGTCTACGACGACGTCCTCCCGTCGGGCCGCAAGGTCCGGCACCGCTTGGGCACGGGCATGGACGAGGAACGGGCGAGCAAGGTCAACGAGGAGGACCGCCCCTCCGCGATGCTCCTCGCCCGCGTGGAGCTGCTCGACGGCAAGATGCCGACCCTCGCGGACATCAAGGGCCTCTCCTTCAAGGATCGCCAAGCTCTCCGGAGCATGCTGGAGAGCCACGACGGGGGCGTCGACACTGCTCTCGACATGCAGTGCCCCGCCTGCGGTCACGAGTTCAAGCGAGACATGGACTTGGGCCAGCCCGGTTTTTTCTTCCCGGGTCGAGTCCAGAAGGACTCGAAGACGAGATCTTCTACCTGATGGAGATGTGGCACCTCTCCTACGAGGAGTGCATCTCCATGCCGACGACCCGGCGTCACCGGATGATACAGAAGAAGATCGAGCTGGAGCAGAAGAGGGAGGACAGACAGCGGCAGGCCGAGTCGCAGGCGAGAGGTCGGATGCGACGCTGAGACCGCTGCGTGATACAGGTTGAGAGGCTTTCCCCGGAGACGGCTCGATGTCCATGAACTTCGGACTTGGTTTCAGCTTCGGGGCGTCCGACAAGGGCCTGTCGAGCACGCTTCGCGAGGTCAGCAGCGACTTCCGGAAGCTCGGCAAGGAGATGCTGGGCCTCCAGCGTTTCCAGACCATGTTGTCGGCGATGAGCTTCGACCGGCTCGATGAGCTGGGCGACAAGCTCAAGAACATCGGCACCGGAGGGATGGAGCTGACCTCCTCCCTCGAAAGCACGTTCACCGCGTACAACAAAGAGGCGCAGAAGCTCGGCGCGACTCTCGGCTACTCGGGGAAGGCGCTCGGCAAGTTCAAGGGCCAAGCGGCCTCGATGGCCTACAACCTCAACATCGGTGCCGACGCTGCAGGCAAGGCGCTCTACGGCTTCGACGCGACGCTCGGGGACATCAAGGCCGGTGACCTCCTCAAGGACATCGGCATCGACAGCGCGAACACGCTCGCCAAGCTGGCGGAAGTGGCGGGCGTGACGGCCAGCGACTTCAGCTACTCGCTGATGCGGATGGGCAAGACCGCTGGCGGCAAGAGCGCCGCGCAGATCACGGACCTCCTGACCAAGTTTGGAGAGACGACCGCCGACGTCACCGGAAGCCTCGGCCAGATGGACACCATCGCGTCCCTCATGTCGAAGCGGAAGGAGCTGGGCGCGACCACTGAGCAGGTCGCCGAGTTCGGCAAGGGGCTCGTCACCACCGCCGATGCCTTCTACAAGGTCACGGGCGACGGCAAGAAGGCGATGGAAGCCGCCATCAACATCGCCCAAGCCCTGACCGATAACCGCGAGCAATTCCAGAACCTCGCCGCAGGTGCTGAGTCGGCGATGCCTGAGCTGGTCAAGCAGCTCGGCATGGCCGGTACGGGTATCGAAGACGCCTTCAAGTCGATGGCCGAAAGCCCGGACACGTTCCTCAAGAAGTTCGCCGGGGCCGTCTCGAACATCACCGATCCCGAACAGATGGCGAAGGCGCTGGAGTTCTTCCGGGCGCACGCAGGCAAGGCGTTCGGAGGAGCGGGCGACGACATCGTCAAGATGCTCCAGAAGGCCGAGGGCCGCGCCGCCCTCTTGTCGATGGACACGTCGAAGCTGGTCGCGGAGTCCGCCAAGGCCACCGGCAAGCTCGCGAAGGAGGGCTTCACGACCGGCTTCACCGCCGCCGAGCTGTTTGAGCGGCAGCAGCAGGCGTTCCTCCAGCGCTTCCGGAAGCTGACGACCAAGTCGACCAACCAATTCCTCGCGGAGACGCAGTCCTCGTTCAACCAGTTCGCCGACATGATGGCGAAAACTGCGTCGGACGGCGGGCCGCTGGGCATGGTCATCGGCAAGCTCGCCGACGTGCAGAAGTTCGGCGCTGCGGGCCTGTTCCCGACCAACCTGCAGGGGCCGCTGGTGGCGCTCGGCAGCGCAGCCGACACCCTCACTGGTCCGCTGGCGAAGCTCCGTGCCGCAGGCATCAACCTCGCGTCGCCGTTCGGTGCGCTCGCTGCGGGTGTCGGTGCCGTCGGGGCGCTGTTCGCATCGAACTACCTGACCGCGTCGAAGGAGCTGACGAAGCAGCTGGAGAAGCAGGGCAAGACCGCCGCCGAGATCTCGAAGATCGTCATGAACACGGCGATCAAGAAGACCGCCAACCAAGCGATCGACTTCATCTCGAAGACCCTCCCCATGTACGCGACGAAGGCCGTCAAATTCGTGGCGGGGTTCGCGCGCAAGGTGCTCTCCAAGGGGTTCACCCTCGGCGCCGCGAGCATCACGGGCGACAAGGAGACCGACGCTGTCCTCGACAAGCTGATGGTCGTGTTGAAGGACGCCTTCGACAAGGCGGTCGGGTTCCTGAAGGAGATGGGGAGCGGGTTCTTCGACGGGCTCGTCGGGAACATCGTCGACCCCGCAAAGGCTTCGGATGGGGCCGTCATCGGTGCCGCCGTCGGCGGTCTGCTCCGCAAGGCCATCGACTACGCCGTGGATGTCGTGAAGGCGTACATGGCCGACTGGTGGGACCGGATGGGCGTCATCTGGTCCAACCCCGACGCGACGTTCACCGACAAGCTCAAGCAGACCTTCGGCGGCAGCATCCCTCTGCTCATCGGCGCCGCGCTGGTCTCCCAGACCGCCATCGCCTCGGTCGCCTTCGGCCTGACCCGGATGTTCCTCGGCGCGTTCGCTGGGTTCATGTGGAAGCACGTCCTGAAGGGCTTCGCCAAGCAGGTCGGTCTGCGGTTGCTCACGATCGCCGGGAACTGGATTCAGCTCCTGTGGTTCGGCCTCAAGACCGGCCTTCGGTGGCTCGGAGGGATGCTCTGGAAGGGCCTGTCGACGGTCGTCCGGATGGCGTTCCAAGCGGTCGTGGGCGCCATCGGCGCGGCGGGTGCCGCCGTCGCAGCGGCGTTCGCAGCCTTCTTCGCCAGCATGTTCGCGATGGCCCGAGAGGAAGGGGACACGTTCACCGAGACGTGGGACCGGATGTGGGCCAACATCTTCACCACGATCGAGTGGTACGGCGACCACATCTGGTCGGCCTTGAAGTACGTCGCGCAGAACATGCTCGCGACCTTCGAGAACATCGGCACGGGCATCATGAACGCCTTCGGCTTCGCCTTCACGGCGGTTCACAAGGCGCTCGTCGAGCTGGCGAACTTCTTCATCCCCATCGTCAACCGCATCACCGAGGCGCTCTCCAAGCCGCTCGCGGACGTCATCAACACCATCGGGGAGATGCTCGGCAAGCTGGGGCTGATGCTCCAGAACAACCCGGGGCTCTCCAAATTCTTCGGCATCGACTCGGACACCATCAAGTCCATCAGCAACGCCTCGAACATCCTCAAGGAGATGACCGCCTCGGAGCAGGCCAAGCTCCTCAAGATCGAGACGCTCGCCGCCCCCGAGGACTTCGTCCCCTTCGCCTACGCCGCGAAGGTGGAGAAGGGCGCCGTGGAGTCGCTCGGGTCGCGCCAAGCGGCCTTCACGGGAAACGCGGCCAGCGAGGCGGCTCTGCGGAAGAGCGTCGTCAGCGCAACCCCCGTCCGCGTCGCTCAGACCCCGCAGGTGGCCCCAAGCCCCATGAGCAGGCCGGACATCGGTCCCCCGCTGGCCACGGTGGAGCGGCGCGAGCAGGAAAACTCAAAGGCCGCTGCCGCCCTTCTGGAGGTCACGGACCGCCCGTCGTGGACGTCGGAACTCTTCGAGATGACCCGGGCGCAGACGGCGGTTCTCCAGACCATCGCCGACCGTCTGGCGAACGCGGGTCCGGCCCAGCGGGCAACCGCGC